AGTTTAAATATTTTGTCCTTGAACTCTGTATAAGGTTTGCCTTCCTCTGAATTGAGAAACTTATCCAGTTCCTTTTCTTCGTTTTGCAAGGCTACCTGCTGTTTCAAGCTCTGTACTTCTTGGTACGCCGCAAGCCCAGGATTTCCCTGCACTTGCTGTTGATACTTTTGGTACTCTTGATTGGCCATGTAGTCTTTAATTTGTTGGGCGCTCATACCCGTTTGCTTCTCCAAAAGGTTTGCCAGTTCAGCTTTTTGGCTGGTCTCGCCTAACTTTCCTTGAAGTTCCGTGTATGCCTTTTCCAGTTCTTCGGGAGTCTTATATTTACCCGCTAAGAGGGTCTCAGGTGCTTCTACTACTTCCTCCGATTGATTGCCGTCTACAACTTCTTCGGATTCTGTAGGCTGGGCAATGTCTTGAGAAGTGTCCTGAGAGGAAGAGACGTCTTGCCCCCCTTCGGGTTCTTGTTCATTGGTATCCATTTTTTTAATTGATTGATTGTTAATGAGCCTTTCGACCTTTCCATAATTTACACGCTGGAAAATTCCAGGAGGCTAATTTGATAAGAGTCTCAACTGACTTATCAGCGACATATCCTCAAACGCTTCAGTGTGTAAATTATGTTAGAAGCTCAAGAATATAGAGTTTTAGGTATCTTGAGATTCCAATTCGTATTTGGTATTTTTTATATCTGTTTCTATTCCCTTAAAAATATCAATGATTTTAGACAATCCTTGTTGTCGGCCTTTCATTAAGGACAATTCAGTAAGTGTCTTGCAGTTGTAAGCTTCCTTGAGTTTCTCCATTTCAGCGTAGAGTGGTTTCATTACATACTTCTGAAATTCCTGTGATTCTATCTTCAGTTTTAACGCCCAGAGTTCGTCTAATTTTTCTTTGTTGTTCATACCATTGGTTGTTGTGGCATACCTTGTTGTAGCATTTCAGGATTCATCGCACCCTGTTGCATAGCTTGTTGTTCGGCAAAACTTTCAGGATCAGGCACTAATTTGTCAATCTCATCTACTCCTCTTAATTCCAAAATCTTTCTGGCCCATTCCATTTGATTTTCAGGCGGGAGGATCGATCCAAACAAATTATAAGCGTCAGTCAGTTGTTTGATTTGGATGTCCTTATTCTTAGCAATATTGGATTCACCCTTAACTTTAATGTTGTATTTAGCGTTTTGCGCCTCTGGGCTGATAAGCATTTGATAGACAGTTTCTCTTGAATACATCACTTCTCCGTTTTGCAGTTCTGCTTCTAGCGGAAAAATGCGCAATATATCAGCGTCAATTGACTGGATATTTTTAAGTTCCATTTTGATAATCATCTTAGCCACGTCAGCCAAAGCCTGTTTAAATCGGCGGTTGATAAGTTCAAATCTATTAGAGGAATAATTAGAAGCCATTTGGTCTTGTCCTAGAGTTTTATTGCTCGCGCTTCCCTGTACTAAATCGTTAGCTCCCGAAGCTCGTTTGTGTTCGTCATCTATGTTCCGCAATATCTCAATGGCTCCTTGTTTAATATCTGGGAATAGCACCGGCTGAATAGCGCTTTGTAGGTTTTCTCCTTCCGCGTCAACCGCAATGCCTCCGCCTGGCTTGGCTACCAACTGGCGTGCGTCTATTCCGGCTCCTTTTCTAAACAGAAACATCGGATTGTTCGTAAGGGCTACATTATCCAGAGTTTGGTTCATCATCTTGTAATAAAGTTTTCCCAGCCCTAAAGTGTTTTGTCCTACACCTAAACCATCGAAGCGATTAGGAATACAGTTTGGTTCATAAATAAACTTGATTGAGTTTATTCCACCATAAGGATTTTCTACATCTCTTAAAACTAACCTCTCTTGGCCATCGCAGACTGTTTGTATTCTATCTCGCGTAATCCTCTCATAAACTTCGATTGTCCCTTCAGCCGTTTTAGTAAGGTCAATGCTATCCGAACTAGCCTGCCGTGAAGAATCGTATTGATCAATAGATGTTTTAGTCTTGCCTGCTATTTTTGTTCTGTTAAGTACCCCTAATTCGTCAGTAAAATCATAGATAGGATTATTTTTAACATCCTCTAAGTTCAAGACAGAACGGAAAATTATAGAAATTTGGCTTTCTACCTCTGGGATAATTGGATTGTAAAAACAGTCCAGGATATTTGGTACTTCAATATCTGGTTCGTCTTTGACTGGAATTTCAGTTCCGTCCTCGTTTTTCTTAGTTTCAAACTTCCAACAAACTTTTAAAAGCGAAGTCCCGAAAGTCACCGCTTGCTTTACCCAGCTTTCAATCTTCTCGTATGCCTGGGGAATAGTATCTAGCCTATAATTGACAATCTTTTCAATAACTCTGGCTATATCCTTGTCTTCTACACCCACACCCTCAACTTCTATTTCAGGGTTTCCGCTAAAAATAAAAGGTACAACATAAGCTATCTCGGTGCGAAGTTTGGGGATTGATTCTTTAGACTTATAAGGCGTGGATTTTACTTCATCCATCTTTCCCATATACGCCGAATAGATGTCGTTGATATCAGAACGCTGCGAAGAACTCGACTGTTGGTATTGGTCGCGTTCTTTGAAGAGTGTGTCTATGATTTGTTTTGGAGTTGGTTCAAGATTGGTTGTGTCTTCATTCGTCTTTGTACCAAGTTCCATAGGTGTCGAAGTAGGGGTCATTTTGTTTAATTATTGGTTTATTTGTATAAAGCGCATAACGTAGAGCATCTAAAGCATGATCGTTTTCTTTGATTGGTTTTTCAGGTTCGTTGTTGTCTGGTTTCTTATCTGGGTATCGGTAAGTTTCTAGTTCCATTATCAGGTTCTTACAACCTGGATGGATATGTATCCGTCCTTGTTTGAAAAGTTCTCTAACGTGGTCTACCCCGGCCACAATATCCTTGCTTACATCTCGGCAATTAAGTCCAAACTTTCTAAGGATCTCGATTCTATCTGGCTCTGCAGGGTCTGGATAACACTTTGTGCTTTTGTAGAGTCGAGCTTGTTCAGCAATTTGCTCAGTAGTACATCCTGACTTATACCATTCCTCTCCAATCCAGAAATGGCTATCTCCATCAATTCGGATGGGGATAATGGACGCGGGGTTTGTGTACCCGAAGTCAATACCGAGGATTGTTTCTGTTGTATGCGTTTGGCTGTCCGTTGTGACATGTTTTTCTCTGTTAAATTCTTTATAAACTAATCCCTCTGTTTTTTTAAAATCCGCTAAGTATTCTTGGGCAAATCTGTTTTCAGGTATTTCTTCTTTGGCTTTATCCAATTCTTCTCTTGGTAGGTAAGGATTATCATACGATGTAAAATGGAATGAAGCGTAATCAATATCTTGTTTATTATATAAATCATAAAAATGGTTGAATCCTTTTGGCGTGCTTATGAACATCACTTGACCTTTGGTATCAGTGAGTGTGGGCCGAATAACCTCTTCCCAATTGACCCAGAAGTTTCTCATCATTGCCACTTCATCTATTACTATGAAATCAAAGTGTTGTCCCCTTAGTGTTTCCACTGCTTCCCATCCCCTTAGTTGGACAAGTGAGTTATTTATTTTAAACTCTAGCCTTGATTCATTTGGTTTTGGTGGTTTTAATTCCTTAATAAGCATCTGCCAGGCTATGTCTCTAGCTTGTTGATAGGTTGGGGCGATATAGGCTATTCTCTTGTTTCCTTCTAAAACAAACCCTTTTATTTCTTCAACAGCTAAAGTGGTCTTGCCCCATCTTCTCCCACAACATAATACTCTAAATCTATGATTATCCTTCGCTACCCCCGATTGTGTTTGGTGTAAGTTCATGTTTTTGTAGAATTTCCTGGGCAACTTGGATTATAATTGCTCCTCCATCCTCTCCAGTTAGTTGTGTGGGCATTCCTTTATCTATAATTTTGGGAAGTATTCTTTCAATCATTCTTTCTTTGGCCTGCTTATCCTCACCATTCATTACTTCTAATACATACTCAAACATCTTAGGGGTTAATTCACTAAGATATTTTTTTATTCTTAATTCTTCATAAAATCCCTTTCTACCACCCGGCATATTTTTCTAATTAAATATTATATTTTGGCCTTATTAAGCCTTTTTTTTCGGTTTGCCTTTAATCTTGCTTCCGTATTTTTTGTCCCACTTTTTTGCTATCTTTGGCTTGTTGATGTGCATCCATGCCCTTTGCCTGGTTGATTTGTACGGCATACCTTTTATCAAACTTATTTAATTCACTGATTATTTTGAGCCAGTTAAATTCTTCGGGACTGATGATTTCTCCTAACTTCATATTTTTGTACTCTTGAGGGCTTGTAACCCTCATCGCAACCCAGAAAGGGATGTGTTTTTTTATGCTAGGCATAAAGCCCTCAAAAATACAAAAAAGCGACTATGAAAATAACCGCTTTAGAAATCGTTTCACGACCCTATATAAAACTATAATTTCAGTTTTAATTTTCAACTACTTAATTCCCCCATTAATTAGTTTTCTGATGACATTATACTCCTGTTTTGTTTTTTTGTCAAGCATTAAAATTTAATGTCTTTATTTTGTTTTATTTAAGCCATTACTTGATTGTTTATTTTTTAACTATTTTTCATATACTATTGAGATAAATTAGTTTAACACGGCTTTTAGTTTCTTCACTTGGTTTTTTCATAGATGTTTATTTAATTACAACTCTCTATTTCCTAAAAATATCATTCTTTAAGAATAAAAAAATCTTTATGCTGTTCAATGGGTTATCCTGGTGGATAAGTTAAGATTTTTTTCATTTAGCGTAAAATTTATTTAAGTAATCGCATTCTGATTTTATTTCACCAGTATTATAGCGACACAAGGAAGTTTGGAGGTCAAGTCCTTCGCTGGCGTATTTTTTCAGTTGCCACTCCACAGCTTCTCTGGCCTCCTGGTCTGTTTTAAAACAAGTCGGTAAATTGTAGCCATAATTATTTGAAAGTCCCTTTTCTTTGCAGGTCTTGGCGTGGCCGACTTGTCCATTGTTGGATTCAATCCAGCCGATCCTGTCTATCACTTCGTCGATTTCCAGAGGAAGGGGAGCTTGAGTTTCCTCTTGCTCCCGTTCCGGCTTCACGGAATGCGCCTCCACTGGCTCTGCGTGCGCCACAGGCGTACCCACAACGTCGACAGACTCAATCGTTAGTTTTTTAGGTTCTAAGAGGTAGTTTCCAGCTTCCCGAAAAACATTCATTGACCATCCTAAAACTACCAACATTCCTATCAACATAAATACCCACATTAGGAATCTTTCTATATTTTGCTTAAATTTTCTTGTTTTTTTGCGTTTTTTGACGATTTCCATTGGTTTTTGGACTTCTCACCCCAAAATCCTTAATGGTTATATATTCTATTATACTCCTATTTTTTCTTCTTGTCAAGTGCGATTGACTGATTATAAACCCTACGGCATTCTTCGTGTGAATATCCAGTTTTTGATTTTATTTCTCGCCAAGTATAACCCCTGGCTCTCAATCGTTTAATTTCCAAAACTTTTTGTAGTCTGGCCTTGTCAGTGTATTTGCGTATGAGTTCTTTAGTTTTCATTTAGTATTTTGTACTTCTTAATAATAAATTCATAATCTCCCCTGGTTAGTGGTTTTAGTTTATTGCTTTCTCTTAACAGCCACTTATAAACTTCGTTGCCCTTTTTGTAATCTACAAATTTTGTAAAGTTTAATGGGTTGTGGTGGAATCCCATATGGCAACCGGCGCACAGAACAAAG